GTGTACGCTGAACGCTTGTTCGACGTGGACGAGGACGGCAATATCACCACGCGCGATGGCGTCGGCGTTACCCCCGGCCTGACAGTCGAGCAGTGGCTCACCGACCGGCAGAAGGACCGCCCACACTGGTGGCCCCGCAGCACGGGCGGTGGTGCTAAGGACTCGACGGGCCGCAGCTTGGCGAACAACCCGTGGAGCCGGGCGAACTGGAACCTGAGCGAGCAAGGCCGTTATGTGCGCGAACACGGGGCCGAAAAGGCCGCCGCAGCGGCCAAGGCGGCAGGCTCCAGCGTCGGCGCGACGGCTCCGCCTGCCGAGTAAAAAGCGGAAAGGGGTTGCACTGACCTAACTTTCAGGTTATGTGCAACCCCGACCGGCTGGCGCGATGCCCCGGTCCGGTAGTGGTCGGCGGCGCGATGCCCCGAGTACCCTCCACCCCTGCAAATCGTATTTTGCCATGGAACGGAGGATACTCGCATGGCCGCTGGTGTAACCAAAATCACGGACATTATTGTCCCGGAAGTTTTCACCCCGTACGCACAGAATATCACGACTGAAAAGTCGCGGCTGGTGCAATCGGGCGTGCTTGTGCGCGATGCCGCGCTGGACCAGAAGCTGGCCGGTGGTGGCCTGACTTTCGAGGCCCCGAGCTTCAAGGACCTGGATAACGACGAAGAGCGCGTGTCCACGGATGACGATACGTCGAACGCGACGCACAACAAAATCGGCACGATCCAAGAGACGGCGGTTCGACTGAGCCGCAACAACTCTTGGTCCAGCATGGACCTTGCGGCGACGCTGGCCGGTGCCGACCCCATGGGCGCAATCGGCCAACGTGTCGGCGCTTATTGGGCGCGTCGCCTGCAACGCGCATGGCTGTGCACGCTCATGGGCGTGTTTGCCGATAACGAGGCCGCCCCGAGCGGCAGCGAGCACGTGCAGAACGATCTGACGCACGACGTTAAGGGCGCGGGCTTCACCGATGGCGTGACCAACTTCACGGCTGAAGCGTTCCTCGATGCCGCGTCCCTTATGGGCGACAGCATGGAAGACCTTGGCATCCTGCTGGTGCACAGCGCCGTGTACGCTCGCATGCAGAAGAACAACCTGATCGACTTTGTGCCGGACAGCGACGGGAAGATCAATATCCCGACGTTCCTCAACCGTACGGTGGTGGTCGATGACGGTGTTCCGAACCCGAGCGGCAGCGGTCCGACTGACCTTGGCGCGGGCCTGTACCACTCGCTGCTTGTCGGCGCTGGTGCGTTCCGCCTTGGCGTCGGCACCCCGTCGGACGCAACCGAAACCGAGCGCAAGCCCGGTGCGGGCGACGGTGGCGGCCAAGACGTGCTGTACAACCGCGTTGAGTGGTGTATCCACCCGAGCGGCTACAAGTACGCTGGTACGGCCCCGAGCGGTGGCCCGTCGAACGCGGCGACCACCAACAACCTTGCCCACGCTGCGTCCTGGCAGCGGGTGTTCCCCGAGCGCAAGCAAATCAAAATTGCTCGCCTCATCACCCGCGAAAGCTAAGGCCGACGCGACCTAACAACGGGGCGGGCTTCGGCCCGCCCCAACTAGGAAAGGGCAAGTGTTATGACAAAGGGTCTAAAGCGGTCGGCCAAGAAGGCCCAACGCCGCACGCAAATGGTGCCCATCCGGGCGCTGCAAATCGCCATCACCGATCCTGGCAGCGCGAACGCCCCGTTCACGGCTGTGGTCGGCGGCCTGCCGCGTGGTTATATCCAGTTTGAAGGCGCTACCGCGTCGCTGCAACTGACCAAGGTGTCGGGTGGTCTTACGGACACCTTCACCGGCAACATTGCAGCAGGTACCACGCCAACGGCTGACGCCACGCTCGACGGCACCGACGTGAACATCTTGCCGAGCACGGCCATTACGGCTGCCTCTGCTGGTGTGTCGGCGGCCAAGCGCTACAGCAACGTCACGCCGCTGTTGCTCGATAACAGCGATGGCAGCCTGGAAATCAACCTGAACGGCTTCATTGCCGATGCGGCTATTTCCGCAGACGGTGTGCTGCAAGTGGACGGCTTCATTGAAGTCGCCTACACCGTAAAGGCGTAACCCGGCGCGAGTGCCGCAGCGCTTCTTGGCGGTTGCCTTGGGCTTCGGTAGTATCGAGCCACCCACGGCCCACCCTTGGGCCTGAGCGAAAGGTAACACGAACATGGACCCCAAGATCGTTGAAGCGCTGCGGCAACTCGATCCGAAGAACGACGCGCATTGGAATGACGGCGGCTTGCCGAGCCTGGACGAACTGTCCAAGACCCTTGGCCGTCGCTTGCAGCGTTCCGAGGTGAACGCGACCGCGCCCGAGCTTACCCGCGACACGTTCGGTATCTGGCTTGAAGGCGTTGACGATGCCATGAACGGCGGCGACGATGGTGACGACGAACAAGTCCAAGCCGATGCCAGCCCCGATGCCGAAGCCAAGGCCGAAATGGACGAGGCTATCGAGGCTGCCGAGCGCAACCTGGAGCGCTTGCAGGCCAAGGTGGTTGCCGCCCAAAAGGCCGTGCAGGCCGCCTCCGAAGAAATCGACGCCATGAAGCGTGAACGGGCCGAACGGTTCCCCGCGCCATCGCCTGCACAGGCGATGAAGGAACACATTGCCCGCCTTGCCGAGCACCGGCAAAAGCGGGTTGAGGCAGGCGGCCTTGCGCCGATTGATGCCGCCTTGCGTGGTCGCAAGCGTAGCGACGCACGCAAGAACGCACTGCCGACCGCACCGCTAAGGCAGACTAACCCGCTGGGAGGCTAACACATGGCCCGCGTTATCGTACTACGCAAACGAGCCTGGACCCCGAGTCCTGCCGATGACGCGGACCGCCTTCCAGCTAACGATGCAGCGCCGGTGATTTCCGGCACGCCCGAGCCGGGTGAAGTGCTTACGTGCAGCACTGGTACTTGGCAGCGTGCAGTGTTGACCCGGTACACCTATCAGTGGGAGCTCGACGGTACGCCTATTGCTGGCGCGGAGTCGAGCTCCTACACCGTACAGGTTGGCGACGTGGGTAGTGACCTAACCTGCGTGGTAACTGCCCGCAACGTCATTGGGGCCGCGACTGCCGAGTCCGACCCCGTAACCGTGGTGGCACCGTAATGGCCCTAACCGTCGAGGATGGCAGCGCACTTGCTGACGCCGACAGCTTCGCGGAGCTGACGTTTATCGACGCCTATCTAGCGGCGCGCGGCAAGACCACTTGGGCTGCCCTGAGCGAAAGCGTGCGCGAACTGCACGCACGCAACGCATGTGACTACATGGAGCAGGTGTACGGCCTGCAATACATCGGCACTCGCTACAGCAAGGCCCAAGGGCGCGCGTGGCCGCGCACCGGGGCGTACCTGTATGGCGAGTTGGTGCTGGACGACGAAATACCTATCCTGCTGCAACAGGTGCAGGCTGAGCTTGCGTATCGCAGCAGCACCCTAAGCGGCGGCTTGCTGCCCGACATTGAAACCGGCGCTGGTGGTGTTGTCAAACGCACCCGCAGCAAGGTTGGCCCGCTGGAAGAGGAAATCGAGTACACCGAAGGCACCAGCGTTGCCTACCCGACGTTTCCGGCCGTGACGGCGATGATCGCCCCGCTGCTTAAGCGAGGCGGGGCTAAGCGTGTGTTCCGATGAGCCTAGCCGATACCGCGCAACGGCTTATACAGGCGAACGGGCGTACCGTTCGCCTGCATTTTACGCCGACCGCGCCAACCACCCCGAGCCAACCGTGGAAGGGCAACACCAACCCACCCGCAGGCGCTACGCTCGACGTTAAGGCGGTGTTTGAAAGCGAAACTGAGGGCGAGCTAGCCCGCAGCTTGTTTGCGGCGCTCAGTGGTGCGTCGGGCGTGCCGCCCCGTCGCCCGCGCAACAGCTTCCTAGTGGCGGGCCTGGACCTTGCTGGCGTCGATTACAGCGCCGTGCAGGAAGTAACCGATGGCGGCCAGAAGTGGCGCTGCACGGGCGTTGAACCAGTGCAGCCGGGTGACACGCTGTTCCTTGTGACTTTCGAGGTTCGCCAATGACGACGCGCACCGAGGCACGGAACGACATTATGGCGCTGGTGGCCGATGCGCTCGCCAGCCAAACCGGCCTGCCGATACACTGGCCGGGCATCGCCTTTACCAAGCCCGAGGGCGGCCAGCCGTGGGTGCGTGTAACCATGCAGCACCTAAGCAGAATGCAGGCTGCCTTGGGCAAGGACGAGGAAGGCAAGCGCCGCTACGTGCACAACGGGCAGGTGGTGTGCGAGGTATTCCAGGCCATGGGTGATGGCTTGCAAGCCGAGGACACCCTAGCTATGCTGCTGTGGAACGCTTTTAAGGCCGCGCATACCACCAATGGAGTGATACTGCGAAACGCGACGGCCCGCGAGGTTGGAGCAGACGGCGGGTGGCACAGGACAAACGTGTCCGCAGATTTCGAGTATTACGAGAACGCAGCCTAAGAGGAGTGTGGTACGATGCCGAGCAAAGTTGACAGCAACGCCGTTGGGCTGCGCTATGCGGTTGAAGAAACCATTGGCGTGCTGCCCGGCTCGCCCGTGTGGAAGCCACTGGAGCCGAACAGCTACGGCGACTTTGGCGGCCAGTTCAGCACGACCGCACGCAACCCGATCAGCGAAACGCGCCAGCGCAAAAAGGGCGCACTGACTGACGTGGAAGCGTCGGGCAGCTTCGAGATGGACTTCCTCCAGGACGCTATGTACGACCTGATGCCGGTGTTCATGTTCGCCGCGTGGGCCGAAAAGGCAAACGAGGCCCCGAGCGCCGTCACGTCGGCCCACTATGCCGTTGCAGACGAAAGCCTGTACGCGGCGGGTGACTTGGTGTTCGCCCAAGGCTTCGGTGTGTCGGGCAATAACGGCTTGAAGGCCGTCACTGGCACCGCAGCAGGCGAGCTACAAGCAGCGGGCCTTGCTGCCGAAGCAAGCCCACCTGCTGATGCCAAGATTACGCTGGTGGGTGTGCAGGCTGGCAGCGGCGATATCACGATCACTAACAGCGGTGGCGTGGTTACGCTTGGCAGCACCACGCTTGACTTTACGGATTACGACCTTGTGCCGGGTGAGTGGGTGTTCGTCGGCGGCGACGCTGCGGCCACCAAGTTTGCCACGGCAGCAGACAACGGCTGGTACCGCATCCAAACGGTGGCCGCCGATGCGCTTGTCATGGACCGCTGGCCGGGCACGGTTGTTACCGACGCGGGCACGGGCAAGACGATCCGCCTGTTCTTCGGCCACCGCATCAATAACGCGACGGCTGCCGATGATATCGAGCGCACCACCGTGCAGCTTGAACGCAGCTTCGGCAGCGGCCTGGATAACGAGTACATCACGGGCCAAGTCGGCAGCGAGTTCAGCATGGAGCTGAAAACTGGCACAGACAGCAAGATCGTGTGCAACATGGGCTTTATGGGCCTGAGCTACGAAACTGCGGCGGCCAAGTCGGGCGACCGCCCGGCGCTCGACAGCGAGCCGTGCTTTACCAGCGTGAACGACGTGTCGCGCTTGCGCCTGCAACGCGAAGACACTGACGCCACGCTGGCGACGTACATTGAGACGTTCAAAATCAGCCTGAAGAACAACTGTTCGTATAACAAGGCGATTGGCGTTCTCGGTGCGTGGGAAATCACGGTTGGTGATTTCGAGGTGATGGGCGAGGCGGAAGCGTTTTTCGGCTCGCACGATGCCGCAACCGCCATCCAGCAGAACGCCGACGTGTCTTTTGACATCGCACTGGTGCAACTGAACGCGGGTTGGCTGTTTGACCTGCCGCTGGTTACGCTTGGCGATGCGCGCCTGAAAGTGGCGAAGGACGAAAGCGTGAAGCTGCCGCTCAGTGCGGACGCGACGATGCACGAGACCTTGGGCTACACCATGCGCGCCCAATACTTTGCCTACCTGCCCGACGCGGCAGAGTAGCCGGTACCGGGGGCGGGCCGTTGTGGCTCGCCCCCTAGCCCGTTAGCGATAGAAGGAACCGAGTAATGGCGAACCCGTACAAGATGTTTGAAACCGACGCCCAAGCGGAAGTGCAGGGCGTGCGTATCTATTATCCGTCGCAAGACGCCAAGGACCGCTACTGGTTTGTGGTCGCGCGTGCGGGCGGTAAGAACGATGCGTTCATCCACACGCTGCGGCAGCGGCTTGACCGCATTACGCGCGGCGGCCAGATTACGAACAACGCACAGGCCGACAAGATTAGCCGCAACACGTTCCTGGAAATGTGTTTGCGCGGTTGGGGCAGCGACAAGCACGGCGACGGCCTTATGATTGGCCGCAATGATACCGCTCTCGAGTTCAACGCCGACAACACCGACGCATTCTTCCGCGACCTGCCCGACTTGCTGGCCGACATCATCCGACAAGTGCAGAGCGGCGAACTATTCCGCAAGGAGGGTATTGAGGCCGACGCGGGAAACTAGTCGCGGTCCTGCTTTGGGGTTTGAAGCAAGGGCCGAAGGCCGACAAAATTAGGCAGGCGGCGAAGCGTCGGGGCGTTGAAGTCCCCGACGCCATCGCCAACCCACCCGACCTGGACCCCGAGTTGGTAACGGTGTGGGATACGTTTTGGGACCTGGACAGTTGCCGTGCCTTGGGCTTCGGCACGCCCGGCCCGATTCCTTGGACTGCCTTGCGGCAGCACCAGCAGGTGTACGGGTATGGGAACGACGTGTTCGACTATCTGTGGGAACTATTACGTGCTATGGATGCTGCCTACCTGAACCACATTGCGGAGAAGGCGAAGCCCAAGTGAGTACCCCGCCCGTGTTCGCCCGACGCCTAGGCGCGTATGCTGCGGCCATGCCCGGCAACACCGACCAAGTTGTCCGTAGGGCGGCCTTGGCGGCAGCTACAGCCGTGATTGTCGCAACCCCGGTGGATACAGGCCGGGCGCGCGCCAACTGGCAGGTGGGCCTGGATGCGCCGGTACTAACGCTGCGCGAAACCGCAGGCCCAAGCCCCGCCGCACCCATCGCAGCAGCACAGGCGCAAATCGAGCGTTACCGGGGCAGCGCCCATAGGGAGATTTGGCTAACCAATAACCTGCCGTACATCCAAAAGCTGAATGAGGGCTGGAGCGCCCAAGCACCAGCGGGGTACGTTGAGCAGGCAATCGCTATGGCAGTGCGCTCCGTGAAAGGTGCGCGCCTACTTAAACGGTTCTAAGGCGTGACCACAGAACGGCTAGATATTGTCATTAGCGAGCGCGGCGGCGCGGCTGCGGCAGCCACCATGGGTGGCGTCGCTGCGGCGGCTGGTGGGCTTAGCACGGTGCTCATGCAGTTGCGTGGGGCCATTGTCGGCATGGCTGCGGCGTTCGCTGGCCGCGCCATGGTGGGCACGTGGCGCGACTTTGGCGCGGTCATGGCGACCGTAAACGGCATTCTGCGTACCACCGCCGACCAAGCACGCGAGCTACGCGAGCAAGCGCACCACCTTGGGGCCACCACTCGCTTTACAGCGTCGCAGGTTGGTGAGTCGCAACTGTTCCTTGCCCGTGCAGGCTTTAGCGTTGACCAGATTATCGCTGCGGTGCCCGGCACGCTCGACTTGGCGACCGCTGGTGCACTCGACTTGGGCCGCGCTGCGGATATCGTGTCGAACGTGCTAACGGCGTTCCGGGGTGAGGTTAGCCAACTGCCGCACTTCCTTAACGTCATGGCGCTCGCTGCCAACACAGCGAACACAGACATTGAAATGCTCGGACAGGGCATGAAGTTCGTGGCCCCGGTTGCTGCTGGCCTTGGTGTGTCGCTTGAACAAACGACTGCCGCCATGATGGCGCTATCGGACGCGGGCTTGCAGTCGAGCATGTCGGGTACCGGCCTGCGGCAAGTGCTTTCCAAGCTGGAAGCGCCGAACCGCCAAGCCCGGCGCATTTTCGAGCAGCTAGGCGTTGACTGGGAGCGCTTGCGCCCGAGCCGTTGGGCCGAAGAGGGCTTGGAACTGGCCGACGTGCTCGAAATCTTGGGTGAGGCTGGCCTTGGCACCGGCCACGCCTTGACGATCTTCGGCCAGCGCGGCGGCCCGGCTTTCGAGGCCATGGCGTCGCAAACCGAAAAGATTAGGGGCCACACTGCCGCGCTTGGCGAAAACGAAACCGCCATGACGGACCTTGTGGCGACTATGAATGACACACTGTTTGGCGACTTGGCGGGCCTGGAGTCGGCAATCGAGGGTATGGTCCTTGCCATTGGCGACTTGGGCGGTGAAGCGCTTATGCGTGGCGTGGTGCAGCGCCTGACTGCGGGCTTCCGCTCACTTACGGGCATCCTGCAGGAGATTTGGCCGCTGCTGCAAGCCATCGCTGTGGGCATACTGGCGTGGGCCACCATTACGTACGTGCCTATGGCGCTGGCGCTCGCCATGAACGTGCTTAAGGGCGCGGTGGTCGGGCTGTTCCGCATTATCATGGCGCACCCACTGGTGGCGCTCGCCACCGCTATTGCTGCGGTCGGCTTTAAGCTGTTCGAGATGCGGAACCAAATCGCAGTCACGCAGGACGGCGTGGTTACGCTTGGCGATGCAGGCGGCGTGGTGTGGGACGACCTTAAGCAAGGTGCAGGCGAGATGGCAACCGAGGTTGTCAGCTTCTTCCACCAAATGTTTGAGGGGTCCGACGAAACTTTCGCCAATATCGAGGAACGCGGCGCGGCGGCATGGACCTGGATTAAAGACAAACTGCTTGACATGGTAAAGGCAGTGGTGCGTACGTTCTTCGCGCTGCGTGCCCAAGTGGCGTTGCTGTGGGACGACCTTAAGGGACTGATCGAAGGCCGGGGCATGGACCTTGGTACGCTTGGTACTCGACTTGCCGCCGCATGGCAGGAGGGCACTGCCCGAGGCGAAGCGTACGTTGAGGGCTTTATCGAGCGCGCGCGTGAACGCGCGGCAGCCAACCGCGAACGCGAACGCGCGGCAGCCGTGTACGGGTACAACACGATTGACCCCGCCGAAATGGAAGACCCGGCTGGCGCAACCGAGATTACGCGCCTAGATATTCTGGCACGTGTGCGGCGCGAACTAGATGACCAGCTTGTGCTAACGCGCATGCTAAACCGTGAGCGCCAAATCGAGCAGCAGGTCCGTGACCTGAATAACGAGCTTATCGAAAACGGGTTCTTACCGCTGGCCGCCGAAGAGGAAGCGGCCTACCGCGCTGTGATCGAGCAGGTGCGTACGCAAACCGAGGCCATTAAGTTCTTGGACGAGGCGTACGACGCAGCGACGCAAACCGCAGTGAACGCCATTGGCCGCATGCAGGCGCTTGAGCAGCTTATCGCACAGGGCGGCCCGTTGGTGTCGCAGTACCAGCGGCAGCTACGCGAAGCCCGCATTGAAATGCTCCAGTTCCGTATCGACAGCGGGCGGGGCACGATGGCTGACGGCTTCCTGTTGGAGCTGGAGCGCATGCTGGTGGGCGTGGAGGCGTTTCGCGCCCGAGCCGGGCAGGCGTTCGGTACGTTCTTCAGTAGCTTTACCGATGGCTTCGCCAACAGTGTGGGCCGCGCCATTGTTATGGGCGAGGACTTGGAAGTAACCTTGCAGAATGTGGCGCGCAATGCCCTTGCCGAGCTTATCAGTGCCCTGATTAAGCTTGGCATCCAATGGCTACTTAACGCCACCCTTGGGCAATCGCTGGCCGCTGCTGCGACGGCAGCCCAAGTGGCGGAGGCCGCTGTGGTGGCAAGCGCTTGGGCACCTGCTGCTGCGGCTGTGTCACTGGCGAGTTACGGGGCCAACGCAATACCGGCCATGACAGGCATGACTGCTGCGTTTGGCCTTGCCGAACTGCTGGCCGCATCGGGTGCGGGCCTAAAAGACGGTGGCTACGTATCGGGGCCGGGTGGCCCACGTGCCGACCGCATTCCGGCTGCACTTTCCAATGGCGAGTTTGTCGTTAACGCCGCAGCCACCGCGCGGAACCGCGCCATGCTGGAAGCCATGAATGCAGGTCGCAGCGTCGGTGGCGGCATCAGCATTAACATGCCGATTACGGTGAACGGCGAAGGCGGCAAGCAAGCAGGTGCCGAGATTGCGCGCCAAGTCGAGCTAGCCGTTATCCCGGTGCTTAAGAAGCACATGCGCCCTGGTGGCGTATTGGCCCAAGGAGCGCGGTGATGCCAGATACGCTACCGAGCATACCGATTGACTACGGCATCGCCTTGGATATGGACGATGGCGTCGAGCAGCAGCGCTTTGGCGACAACTACTCCCAAGCGGTACAGAAAGGCATCCAGCGTAACCGGCAGGTGTGGAGCGTTGGGTGGTCGCAGATTAAAAAAGCCGACTTCCTAACGCTGCGAAACTTTTTCCGCGACCTTGGTACAGCGTACTTTGAGTGGACGCCACCGAGCGAAACCACACCGCTGAAATGGCGCTTGCAGCGCGGCAGCTTTAAGGGTGGCGTCGCAGGCTTTAACAACTACACCGTGAGCGTGGTGCTAGAACAGGCGTTCGACACAGCATGAGCATGCAGGAACACGTACAGGGCTTCTCGCTTGGCGCGCGCGTCGAGTTGTACCAGATTGACCTGTCCATGTTCGGTGAGGACAACATATATCTTACCCCCGGCGACGAAAACGCGCCAACACACGCCGTCACGTTTGATGGGCAGGTGTACAGCCCGTACCCGATTAAGGCCGAAGGGTTTGAAACCAACGTGGATGGGCCATTGCCCCGCCCGGTGCTTACTGTGGCGAACACGTCGGGCATTCTAACAGCACTGGTACGCAATAACGACAACTTCCGCGGAGCACAGGTGACGCGGATCGTTACGTTCGACAAGTTCCTAGACGATGGCAGCGACCCCGACCCGACCGCTATCCTAAGCCGCGACGTGTTTATCATTCGCCGCAAGGTGGCCGACAACCCACGGCGCGGTGTGTTGGGTTGGGAAATGGCGTCGGTGATGGACCTTGTCGATACTTTCCTGCCCAACCGCACGGTGGTACGCGACTTCTGTGACCACACCTACCGAGTGTGGGACCCGGTTAACGAGGTCTTCGACTACAGCAGCGCCACGTGCAGGTATGACGGTGACGTGTACCTAGATGCACAAGACCAGCCGTGTGCGGCAAGTGAAGACGTATGTAGCAAGCGACTAACGGGCGGCTGTAAAGCGCGGTTCGGGGCTAATGCCTCGCTGCCGTTTCGCGGCTTCCCAGGCGTAGCAAGGTATAGGGCGCGATGAAACGTGAAGAGCTACTTACCCCCGAACTGGTAAGAACCTTGCAGGCGCACGCAGTGTGTGCTTACCCGCAAGAGGCCGTGGGTATCGTAACCACGACCGGGTACAAGCCACTGCGGAACATCGCCCCTGAGCCCGAGGCTTGGGCCGAGATTGCCCTAGACGACATTGCGCCGCACTTTATCGACAAGACGCTAGTGGCTGTGTTCCACTCGCACCCGAACGGGCCGAACTGCCCGAGCGGTGAAGACATGAAATCGCAGGTGCAGGCCGCAGTGCCGTACATCATCGTAAGCACAGATGGTGGTGGTTGCCTCGCCCCGTTCGCTTGGGGCGACCAACTAGAGCCGCTGCCGCTCCTTGGGCGAGGGTTCCAACACGGCGTAACCGACTGTTACGAGCTTATCCGCGACCACCGCTTTCTAACATACGGTGAACGCTTGCCGCAGTTCCCGCGTGATTGGGAGTGGTGGAAAAATGGCGGCACCCTGTACGCCGATGGCTTCGCTAAGGCTGGATATCGCATGCTCGACAGCAGCGAACCGATTAAGGAAGGTGACGTGTTTATGGCGCGGGTGTGTTCCGACACGCCCAACCATGCTGGCATTTACGTCGGAAATGGGCTAGTGCTGCACCATGCGTGCGGCCGGAAACCGTTCGACCCCACGCGACTAAGCCGCCGCGTGCCTGTGAACGTGTGGCGCAACCATATTAGCTTCTGGGTGCGACGCGATGCTCCGTAACATACACCTGCACGGGCACCTTGCCCGACACGGGCCGGTGTTGGCGCTCGACGTGGCGACGCCAGCGGAAGCGGTGCGCGCCCTAGGGGCGCTGCGGCCCGGCTTCCTGGCCGACTTGCAGCAGGGGCACTACCGCGTTGTACGGGGCAGCATGCGCGACGGCGCGGACTTGTCGAGCGACACCCTAAACTTAAGCATGGGTAGGTGCCGGGAACTGCATATCGTGCCGGTGCCCAAGCTGGCCGGTATTGAAATTGGCATTGTCGGGTGGCTGCTGGTTGGCGTCGCGGTTGCTGCCGTGGCGCTGGTGGCATTCATGCCGACTATTGCCACGCCCGAGGCGAAGGATCGCGAAGACGACAAGGCTAGCTTCATTTACGACGGGGCCGTCAACGTAACCGAGCAAGGGCACCCGGTGCCGCTGGTGTTCGGGCGCTGGCGTACAGGCACGGTGGTGGTGTCGTCTGGCGTCGAGATTACAGACGTACCGTACACCGGCCTACCGCCCGGTAGCAGCACCCCCGGCTTTGGCGGCAGCCCCTTGGGCAACGATCTGGTGCGCTTCTGGCTCATCGGCATTAAGGGCGGCAAGGGTGGCGGCTCGACGCGGGCCGCTATCGAAGACCCCAACACACTGCAATCACAAGCAACCGCCCGGTTAGTCGAACTGCTTTCCGAGGGCGAGATTGGCGGTTTGGTGGATGGTCTTAAGAGCGTGTATTTCGATGACACGCCAGTGCAGAATGCAGACGGCACCTACAACTTTAAGGGCGTGGCGCTTGAGGAACGTGTTGGCCTGCCCGAGCAAGACGCACTGCAAGGCCACACCGACCAAAGCAACACACGCGAGATTGACAGGCCCATAACCACGACGGTTGGACCTGCCACCGAAACCATTAGCGACGGCGACGTGAACCGCGCCCGCGTGGTGTTGTCGCTGAACGGGTTGTACTACCAAGACCCGAACAACGGCGATATGAAAACCAGCACGGTAGCCGTAAAGATCGAACTGCAAAGCAACGGCGGTGGCTACACCACCGTGCACGAACACACGTTCAACGGTAAGACCACCAGCCAATACCAAAAGGCGTTTGATATCGAACTGCCCGCAGGTGGTGAGCCGTGGGATATTCGAGTGTCCCGCGTAACACCCGACCGCGAAAAGGCGAACTACCGAGACGAAATTAACTGGGACCTGCTTGTCGAGATTACCGACAGCAAGCTTGAATACCCCGACAGCGCTGTGATTGGCCTGACGGTTGACATCAAGCAATTCGGCAGCAACATACCAGTGCGCGCGTACGACATTTACGGCCTGCTGGTTGACGTACCAACCAACTTTGACCCGATTACACGCACGTACGCAACCGAGGGCGAAGGCACCAGCGGTGGTATGTGGGACGGCACCTTTAAGCGTGCATGGACCGATGAGCCTGTGTGGTGCTGGCGCGAACTGTGCGTGAACAAGCGGTGGGGCCTTGGCCGACGCATTGGTCTGGATCAAGTCGATAAGTGGGCGCTGTACAACATTGCCCAAAGGAACAACGGCGACGTACCAGACGGCTACGGCGACGTACACCCGCGCCACACCTTCAACGGCGTTATCAACACGCGGGAGCAGGCGTACAAGGTACTAACCACCATGGCGGCCAGCTTCCGCAGTGTGGTGTATTGGGCGAGCGGCCTTGTCAGCTTGGCGCAAGACGCACCTGCCGACGTGGAGCGGCTGATTACCCCGAGCAATACCGTTGACGGGGAAGTGCAGTACGAAACCACCGACATTGAAGAACAGGCGTCGGCCTATATCGTGTCGTATAACGACCCGGACGACGGCTACCGGCTGGCGTACGAGGTTGTTGAAGACCCGTCGCTGCGTGCACGCATTGGCTGGAAGACTAAGGACGTAGTGGCGTACGGCGAAACCCGCCGCGCTGGTGCCGTTCGCTTTGGGCGTTGGCTTCTCGAGGACCAGCGTAGTGCAAGCGACCGCGCGAACTGGAAGGCAGGCTTTGACCAAAGCATGCTGACACCCAACAGCGTGTGTGGCATCCAGGACCCCGACCTTGCAGGCGCACAGCTTGGCGGGCGTGTAGTGTCAGCAACCACCACCAGCTTAACGCTTGACAGGCCAGTTACATTGGCCGCAGCCACCACCTACACGGTGCTGGTTACGATGCGTGATGGCACTATTGCCGAGCGTACAATCACCACCGCAGCAGGCACCGTAACGGCGGTGGCGTGGGCTGATGCGCTCGACACCGCGCCACTTAGCGGTGCCGTTTGGGCTATCCGCTCCAACACGTTGGAGCTTACGCAGTGGCGCTTGCGTAAACGAGCCGAAGAGAACGAGGGCACGGCGTTTGCCATGCAGGCTGTAAGCCACGACCCGAACAAGTACGACCGGGTTGAGCTTGGGCTGGTTCTCGAGGACCGCGTTACGTCGAACATACCGACCGGCGCACTCCAGGTGCCGACCGGCTTGTCTATCCGCGAGTTCGTTAAGCTGTATGGTGACATTGGCGTTCCATCAGTTACGTTCTCTTGGAACGGCAGTACCGATGCGCGCGTCACTGGTGCCCAAGTGCAGGTGCGCCGACCCGAGTCCGGCGAGTACGTGCCGGTGCCGTGGCTTGGTGGCGTCAGCGTCGATATTGAAAACATTATCGAAGGCGAGCACGGCCTACGTGTGCGCTTCATCGACGCTATCGGGCGGGTGTCGGCATGGCGTGAGCTAGTCGATACGTTCGACGGCTTGCCCGCTACCCCGCAGGCACCAAGCAATTTCTTTGCCTACCCCGGTGTGGATGGCGTACGGTTCGTGTGGGACCAGATTACGA